GATGCAGTTAAACATATCTTCACTAGTAACCTGCTTAGGCAAACTGCTCTTGACAGTCTGCAAGGTCGCGGCCCAAGTCAAATCTTTACTCCGGTCGTAAGCCTACCAGAATTGGAAGCGTTAGTGTATAACTGGACATTCTTTGAAACCAACATTCACAGCCGTAGTTATAGTCACATCATCCGTAACATCTACAATGTACCTAAGGAAGTGTTTAACACGATCCATGATACTAAAGAAATTGTAGACATGGCGTCAAGTGTTGGAAAATACTATGATGATTTACATCTAATTAACTGTCGCAAAGAAGCCGGCGAAAAGATTAACGAGAAGACACACATCAAAGCAATTTGGTTGGCACTGAATGCCAGTTACGCCTTAGAAGCGTTCCGATTTATGGTTTCATTTGCTACAAGTTTAGCAATGGTAGAGAATAAAATCTTTATTGGTAATGGTAACATTATCAGTTTGATCCTACAAGATGAACTGCTACACAAAGGCTGGACGGCTTTTTTGATTAATCAAGTATGTAAGGAAGATCCAAGATTTGCTGAAGCCAGAGTAGAATGCGAAGCAGAAGTATATCAACTATATACAGATGTGATTCGAGAAGAAAAAGAGTGGGCTGATTATTTGTTTAAGAAAGGTCCTGTGATTGGTCTTAATGCTAACATCCTTAAAGACTTTGTTGACTATACAGCGTTAAATGCTTTGAAAGACATTGGTATAAAATATCAAAGTTTAGCACCAAAGACTACACCAATTCCTTGGTTTAATAAACACAGCGATACAAGCAAGAAACAAACTGCACTCCAAGAAAGCGAATCTACCAATTATGTTATTGGCGTTATGAGCGATGCCATTGACTACGAAGAATTACCAAGTTTATAATTAAGGAAACAAATGAAAGCGATTGTATGGAGTAAGGATAACTGCCCTTTCTGTGATCAAGCCAAAAACTTGCTCAAAATGAAAGGCATCGAGTTTGAAGAAAAGAAAATTGGTCACGGTTATACCAAAGAACAATTATTAGAAGCAGTACCAACTGCAAGAACAGTTCCGCAGATTTTTCTAGATGAAGAATTAGTGGGCGGATTTACAGAACTAAAACAAAGGTTAACAAATGCTAATTGATAAAGGTATTACATCAGGAGAAGTAGTTACTATTAAAATTATTTCCGGTGCAGAACTAATTGCAAAATTAATAGACGAAACTCCAACAAGTTATAAGTTTTCTAAACCAATGGTGGTAAACGTAAGCAATCAAGGCATAGGATTGATGCCTTATGTATTGTCAGTCGATCCTGAGAAGACTGTTGAAATTACTAAAAACAATATCTGTTTAATTGCACCCACAGATAAGCAATTCTCAGACGGCTATACACAGAATACCACTGGTATTGCTTTGGCTTAAATACAGTTATGCCAGCAGTTGCTAGAAACGGAGACCCAACAACAACCGGACATGGATGTGACGGTACAACAACTGTCACAGGCCCGTCGGGTAATGTATTTGCCAACAACATTGGTGTTGAACGCAAAGGAGATCCAACCTCTGCTCATACTATTCTATCCGGTACAGTTTGTGTTCCGCATAGTGCAGTTATTAATGCAGGATCTGGCAACGTGTTCGTCAATAACAAACCTATTGCTAGAGTAGGAGACAGCACCGACGGCGGCGCAATTACCGCAGGGTCAGGGAATGTATTTGCAAACTGATATGGAACCAATTACAATTACAGAATCAGCAGTTAATAAAATTGCAGACTTATTGGCAGAGGAAAATAATCCTAATTTAAAACTTCGAACCTTTGTACAAGGCGGAGGATGCAGTGGATTCCAATATGGATTTACCTTTGATGAAGAGCAGAATGAAGACGATTTTATAATTGAGCGCACAGGCGTTAGAGTATTAGTAGACGCTATGAGTTATCAATATCTTGTTGGCGCAGAAATTGATTATAAGGAAGATGTCATGGGCAGTCAGTTTACAATTAAGAATCCAAATGCACAGACAACCTGTGGCTGTGGGAGTAGTTTTTCAGTATGAAAGAACTAGCACATTATATTCATTTGATGGAAGTTGCTCAAGGCGACATCAAACAAAATCCTTTGACTTTTAACAAAGGCGACCTGCATCCGGTGATGAGTAAAGAAACATTGGACTATCATTACACAGGACTTGCTTCTAAATACTTTGAACGCTACAATAAAGGCGAAGGAGATCCAAAATTTAACTACGGTGGTGCTATGCTACATAATTTATTTTTTGGTAATCTTAAAACACCCGGAGGTTCAAATAAACCCACAGGTGCCAGTAAAGATTTAATTGAAAAGAAATACAAAGACTTTGACAAGTTCAAAGAAGCATTTGAAAAAGAAGCAATGAGTATCCAAGGGTCCGGCTGGGTGTATATGGATACTGCTGGTAAGATAAACATCATACACAATCATGAATATCAAAAAGGTATGAAGATTGCACTACTGGTAGATTGGTGGGAACATGCCTGGGCCTTGGATTATCAACAAAACAAAGCAAAGTACCTTGATAATATATGGCGTATCATCGATTGGAACATTGTAAATGATAGGTTAACAGGAGAATAGTATGGCATATTCCGACAAGGTAATAGATCACTATGAAAATCCTCGCAACGTAGGTAGTTTTGCCAAAGACGAGGAAGGCATTGGCACAGGGATGGTTGGCGCACCTGCCTGCGGCGATGTAATGAAACTACAAATAAAGGTAGAAGATGGCATTATCACAGATGCGAAGTTTAAAACGTACGGCTGTGGCTCAGCGATCGCGAGCTCGAGTTTGGTTACTGAGTGGGTCAAAGGAAAAACTCTTGACGAAGCAGGAACAATCAAAAACTCCGAAATCGCCACAGAACTAGCACTACCTCCAGTAAAGATACATTGTTCAATTCTAGCAGAAGATGCTATCAAGGCGGCAGTAAATGATTACCGTAACCGACACAGCCAAACAGAAAATCAAACAACTGCTTGAACGCAGAGGTAAAGGTATTGGCATTCGTTTGGGTGTAAAGACCACAGGCTGTAGCGGATTGGCATACACGATAGAATATGTGGATAACTATGAAGCAGAAGTTGGTGTAACTAATTTTGCCCAATCTGACTTTGCAGTATTAGTAGATGCTAAGTCTTTAGCATACTTAAACGGATTAACTATAGATTGGGTACGCAATGGGCTCAATGAAGGTTTTGATTTTGTTAATCCAAATGAGCGCGATCGTTGTGGCTGTGGCGAATCGTTTAGAGTGTAAACCAAAATAACTTGACTTTTATCAAATTCTGTTGTATACTAGTCTTATAGTAAACAACTTAGGAGTTTATTTTGAGTATGCATCTTGAAGGTCCGTGGCTTAGTACCACTGGCAAAAAGAAAGGCAAACAGAAATTTCGAAATGCCGAACAGGCAAGAAAGGCAAGACAATTGGATGAAGATTGGAAAGCCCTACAGAAAAAATGGGGCATTGAAGCAGAAGAAAAGAAACGCAAACGTGGTTTGGCTGCTCCAACAATGAATCCAGTAGTCAATAAACCGTTCGTTCGAGAGACTGCAAAGATAAACAGTCTGCCATTTACCGGTGGACCGTGTTTGAAGGCACCAGACAAAGTCTATACAGGCACAATGATTAAAGGCATTGGTACTATGCACAAGAGTAATGCAGTTCCAATTTTTAGTAATGAAGAAGCAGAAGATATCGCCAAAATGCGTCGATAATCACCTATTTCAATATTAGATTTTGGATAATGAACTATATAATAATACGTTTCGCAAAGAAACTAAGATAGTTGGATTAAAGTATGTCACAAGCAGAAACAATCCCGCGAGTCTTGGCCTATGAGAAACCCGTGAGATTCGGGCGGTCAAGTTCGCCAAAGGCACAACTGGTTATGAGACTGTTGCGTCCAATGGAGACAACTACACGAACCCAGGGTTCTTTCAAGAGCCTCGTGAAGTTTACTCCCTTAATGTAATGTGGATGAAGTTTATCTACACCAAGTGAAAGGAGGACTTATGGAAAAGTCATTTAAATTAATATCCTATCTTTTAGGATTTTTGGCAGTAGCCTTTTTGGTTCAAAATCTAACCATGCAAAAATTTGCTGTTCTCAAAGAACGCAATGGCTACTATAGTCAGGATGTCGTGTCAATTAAAACACGAGAAAAACAGTTAGAGTGTCTAGCAATCAACATTTATCGAGAAGCAGGTTATGAGCCATTCGAAGGTAAAGTAGCAGTGGCACAAGTCACTATGAATCGAGTCAAAGACGGACGATTTGGTGAAGATGTCTGCGGTGTTATCTACAAGAAAAACGTTGTGATGGAAAAAGTCGTTTGCCAATTCTCATGGGCCTGTGACTCTGCCGCAAAAACAAGACCTGTAAACAAGGAGGCTTATAATGAAAGTTATGCAGTTGCTAAAAAAGTTCTTTTGGAAAACTTCCGATTGGACGTTCTCAAAGATGCTTTGTATTATCATGCCGCCTATGTCAACCCAAGATGGTCCTTGGAAAAGATAGGACAAATTGGGCAACACATTTTTTATCGTCAACCTTTAAACAAATAGGATCATTATGGAAAACTTTGATTTAGTCAAATTTAAAGATTTTATACAAAATAAAGTCAGTCATATCAGCGCAGAAACATTTGGTTGGTTAGCAGTCATTGTTTTACATGCCAGCACTATTCCAAGTATGTTGGCTGTTATGAGCGGTTTAACTGATAGATTGCCCGCAGTAGATTTGGTATTACTTGTTTGGACTGGCCTAACATTAATGTTTATTAAAGCCGCTGTCCAAAAGGATATGTTAAATGTCGTTACAATTGGTTTTGGATTTATCGTTCAGGCTGGTTTAATGGCTTTGATATTTTTCAAATAATTTCGATTACCAAACCAGTTGACACCACCTTCGGGTGGTGTTATACTTTTAACTGTCGTAAATTGTTTCACACACAGAAAGGCACATTATGAAAAAGGCTCTTATTATTGCTCCATTGATTGCAACCTTAGTTGGTTGTGCATCAGTTAAAGAAGTTGAAACCCGTAAAACCGCGGCACAGCCTACTTGGTATGCTGACTGCGAACAGCGTGGTAAAGAAGGTTGGTTCTGGGCACGTGAAGGTTTTGTCTACTCCTGTGGTATGGGGGTTAGCCAATATGCACAGGCATCCGAACTTCAAGCAGATGCGTTTGCGTTAGATAGTTTTGCTAAACGAATTGGTAGTCGTGTAAATTCTTTAACCAAAGTAGAATTTATTGATGACCGTAAGTCAACACATTCCAAAGTTGAAACGTCTACAGGCAATACTTTGATTCAAAATCAACTAGAATCTAAAAAGTATCAATATATCTACAATGGACAATATTACACCTATGTTCGTTTGAAAATGACTGAAGAAGGTTTCAACGCTCTTAAAAATCGAGCAGGCCAGTAATGAAACAGTCTTATACAGTAAAGAACTATCTGTGGTTGGCAATAATCTTAATGTCTTTGATTATTGTCCTACTATCAGGCTGTAGTTCTGCACCGACAAAAACGGCACAGTTTTGTAATACTTCTAAAACTATCCAAGTCAATGATGGTTCAACAGTATCTAGCAAAACTACTGTGAGATGTTCGGACGATTTTGTAGAACGACATGTACCGGCAAGAATTGGTGTAGACCAAAACTGTCGTCCTGTAGTCACTCAATATGGAAGAAATTATGTCTGCGAAACACACACTCCGGGCCGTTATGTTTACATTTCTGACCCTGCTAACTTATCAAACTAGTCAGGCGTCAGATTTGAGAACACCGCTGAGTGCAACTGGCGGCGTAAGAAATGACTATGATAGTCCAAATAGTGCTGTTGTCTTATTTTCTAATTTAATAAAAAGTTGGGATGGCGCACTAAGTAATACAGATAAGAAAAGGCATACCAATGCTGTTATTCTTACACTTGAGTCCGTTCCAGATGGTGAAGTTATGGAATGGTATAATAACACAGAGACAACATGGGGTAAAATTAAACCTGTATTGTCTTGGCACGTACAAGGCGGTGTCTGTCGTAAACTAGTCACACTGATTCATAAAGAGGGTCGCGAACGCGAATATGAAGAAGTTGGATGTAGAACAATAGACAGTCAGTTTTGGACGTTTGCTCGTCGATAAATATTAGATTATGCGATATCAAACTAGCGACAAATTAATTGCTTGGCTGACACTATTCAGCGGATTAACCATATCCGCTGTAGCCATTTATTACAGTGTAGCAGGCCTAGTGGCCATTTTCTCTGCGGCTGTTATTCCTATTATTGTTATGGGTGTGGCTTTAGAAGTTAGTAAGTTAGCCGCAACTGTTTGGTTAAAACAAAATTGGACTAGAGCACCTAACTTTATTAGAGGTTATTTGCTAGCCGCTATTGCTATCTTAATGCTGATTACCTCTATGGGTATCTTTGGCTTTTTGTCAAAGGCACACAGTGACCAAAGTCTAGTAAGTGGCGATGTTCAAAGTAAGATTGCAGTATATGATGAAAAGATTAAAACGGCAAAGGAAAATATTGATGCGAACCGTAAGGCGCTTAAACAGATGGATGAGGCTGTGGACCAAGTTATGGGTCGAAGCAGTGATGAAAAAGGTGCCGACAAAGCAGTTGCTATTCGTCGAGGCCAAGCCAAAGAACGTGCAAGACTTCAATCCGAGATCGCAACCGAACAGAAAACTATTACCGCCCTTAGCGAAGAGAGAGCACCCATTGCCGCCGAGGTACGCAAAGTTGAAGCAGAAGTAGGCCCAATCAAATATATCGCCAACTTTATCTATGGTGATAATCCAGATGCCAATGTTTTAGAAAAAGCAGTTACTTGGGTAATCATTATTATTGTTATTGTATTTGATCCATTGGCTGTTATTTTATTGTTGGCTAGCCAATATAGTTTCCAATGGTTTAGGAAACAAGAAGAGGAAGAATTAGAAGTACCTGTCCACGAACTAGAAAAAGCCGCAGAAGAATTTTACGATGATGCCGACGACCAACTTGAAGAGACAGTTAACGAATCAGAAGAAGTAACAGAACCATTTTACGGAACACCCAGCGCATTTTGGCCATTCCCATCAGGAACATATAATCCAGCACCGAGCTGGGGTACAACACCAATACAAACACACATAGAAGAAGTTCCAAGCGAAACACAGTCGACCGCACTAGGAGGTGATATAACGGCGCCTGAGGAAAAGCCAATAGAAGTGGTAGAGGACATACCACTTGACCAATGGAACAAAATGATCGAAGAAGCAGAACGCGAACTCGAAAAAGAAAAAGAAGCCAAACGTATTTGGAAGGAACAAAATCCTGACGATACGCTTAAACATCAGGAAAAGTTAAAAGAAACAGGCATGATCGAAGAGGTTCCATGGAAGGCAGAGTCTGATGAGCGTCCGAAAGATTATCTATCCGAAGTAACCGGCAACAGATACAAACCCGATCTTACAGAAGTTATAGAACCCGACGATTCAAAAAAAAAGACAACCTACATAGTCAAAGAGAACAACAGTCAGATAACCAAGACCAAGGATTAGGCTACGTTCAAAATCAAGAACAAAGTACAGACACAGTATGGCAGAAAATTCTACAAAGAAAATCAAAATAATTACCGCACCTGATCGTATTTTTGATCAGAGTCAAACTATGCTGGTAATTACACCCAACGATATTCTAAAAGAAGCGGTACACAATTATGCTATTAATTGTGATCAACATCTAAACATATATCTGTATTCGACTGGTGATGATAATATAGAATGGTTACTAGCCGTAGCCAATTCTGTAGACAATATCTTAATAGACATGGATAATAGTCCTGTATCTATATGCCATTTCTTTGGCTATCTTTTGAGTCTTCCTAATACATATTATAAGTGTGATAACATGCAGGCAAGATGGGATCTACTAAATAAAAATCGATTTTATGACTTTCCAAAACTAAAAGAGGAGAATGATGAGAGATAAACAACTTAGAGGCATGGGCGTAACAGTTAAAGACGGAGAACCTGTTGAACGTGCTCTTAGAAGATTCAAAAAGAAAATTCAAGACAGCGGTCTTTTGCAAGAATTAAAAGAACGCGAATTCTATGAAAAACCAACTACAACACGCAAACGTAAAAAATCTGCGGCAAAAAATCGCTGGCAAAAAGAAGTAAGCAAACAACAATTACCTAAGAAAATGTATTAAAAATGGACTCACAAACCAAAGAAGTAATGGACATTCTACAAGAAGAATGTGCTGAAGTAATCCAAGCAGTTAGTAAAATTAGTCGTTTTGGTTTAAACAATTTTAAACCAGGCAAACCCAAAACTAATAGAGAACACTTGGAAGAAGAATTGGGCGATATGCTGGCAATGATTGATATTTTGCAAAGTATGGATATAGTAAGTTATACTAATATCGAACGTGCCCAGACTGCTAAAATTGAAAAATTAAAAAAGTGGTCGAATATTCAAAATCTCGAAAACATCTGAGATAAATAATTTTGTAGAATGCTTCGGGTTCTACAATAGGGCAGGTGCCCACATTTAAATCTTGCTTATTTTTAAGGAGAAATTTTATGAGCAAAGTCATCGGTATCGACTTAGGTACTACCAATTCATGCGTAGCCATTATCGAGTCGGGAAATTCCAAAGTAATCGAAAATTCAGAAGGTGCGAGAACTACACCTAGTATCGTTGCCTATTCCACAGACGAAGTACTAGTGGGTGCTAGTGCAAAACGTCAAGCAGTAACAAATCCCAAAAATACTATCTATGCGGCCAAGCGTCTAATCGGACGTAAGTTTAAAGAAAAGGCCGTACAAAAAGACATCGACCTAATGCCATATGAAATTATGGAATCTAAAAACGGCGATGCATGGGTTCGCGCACAGGGCAAGGAATTAGCCCCACCACAAATTTCAGCAGAAGTTCTTCGCAAGATGAAGAAGACTGCGGAGGACTATCTAGGTCATGCAGTAACACAGGCAGTTATTACCGTGCCTGCTTACTTTAACGACCAACAACGTCAGGCCACTAAAGATGCAGGACAGATTGCAGGCTTAGAAGTATTGCGTATTATCAACGAACCTACTGCGGCCGCACTGGCATATGGTGTTGATAAAGAAAGCAAAGCAGATCGTAAGATTGCAGTATACGATTTAGGCGGCGGAACATTTGACGTAAGCATTATTGAAATTGCCAACGTAGATGGTGACAAACAGATTGAAGTATTGTCAACTAACGGCGATACATTCCTCGGCGGCGAGGACTTCGACCAACGTATCATGGATTACTTGGTTGAAGAATTTAAAAAGGAGCAAGGTATCGATCTTAAGAACGATATGTTGGCCTTACAGCGTTTAAAAGATGCCGCAGAAAAAGCCAAGATTGAATTATCAAGTTCTGCCAGCACAGATGTTAACTTGCCATACATCACAGCAGATGCTGGTGGTCCAAAACACATGAATGTTAAAATTACTCGTGCTAAACTAGAAAGTCTAGTAGACGAATTAATTCAACGCAGTTTAGAGCCATGCCGTATTGCATTGAAAGATGCAGGCGTATCAGCCAGTGATATTGATGAAATCATCCTTGTTGGCGGACAGACACGTATGCCTAAAGTACAAGAGGCAGTTGAGAAACTGTTTGGCAAGGCTCCACGTAAAGACGTTAACCCAGACGAAGCAGTGGCAGTTGGTGCGGCTATTCAAGGTAGCGTACTAGCCGGTGATCGCACAGACGTTCTATTGTTAGATGTTACTCCACTGAGTCTAGGTATTGAAACTATGGGCGGTGTGTTTACTAAACTTGTACAAAAGAACACAACTATTCCTACTAAGGCTAGTCAAGTGTTTAGTACAGCAGAAGACAATCAACCAGCAGTGGATATCAAAGTAGCACAAGGTGAACGTGAATTGTTCCAGTATAACAAGATGCTGGGTGAATTTAAACTAGACGGTATTGCACCTGCACGTCGTGGTCAGCCACAGATTGAAGTTACATTTGATATTGACGCCAACGGCATTATGAAGATTAGTGCTAAAGATAAAAACACTGGCAAAGAAAATCAAATCACAATTAAATCAGACAGCGGATTATCTAAAGAGCAGATTGAACAGATGGTTCGCGATGCCGAAGCCAATGCAGAGTCTGATAAGAAAGCACGTGAACTAATCGATGCTAAGAATCAAGCCGAGGCATTGATCAATACTGTGGAAAACGATTTGAAAGAAACCACTGTTGCAGATACAGACAAGACAAAAATTGAAGATGCAGTCAAAGCACTTCAAACAGAATTGACTGGAGACGATAAAGACGCTATCAATCAAAAGATCAGCGACTTGATTGCGGCCAGTCAAGCGATTGCACAGGCTAAACAGAACAAGCCATTTGAGCCTGTTCAAGAAGACGGTGCAATCAACGCAGAGTTTAAAGAAACAAACTAAACTCTGTATGTAGGGTGCCCGGGTGGGGCCCTGCATTAATTCTTGCTTAACAAAGGAGAAAATAAAATGACACAAGTAGTACGTTTTGATACAAATGCTCTGAACAGAGCCTTAATTGGTTTTGACCAATTGTTTGATACTTTTGAAACTAGATTTGCACATCAGATTTCGAACAACTATCCTCCATATAACATTGAAAAGAAAGGTGAAAACCTTTATAATATAGTTGTGGCTGTGGCTGGATTCAGTAAAGAAGAGGTCTCAGTTGAAGTGGAAGGTGATCAATTGACCATTAGAGGAGAAAAGGCTTTAACTGCCGAAACCGACGATAGTCAACTAGAGTACTTACACAGAGGATTGGCTTTCCGTGATTTTGAGCGTAGATTTACTCTCGCCGAACATATGGAAATTAAGTCCGCAGAAATCAAGGACGGTTTGTTAACAATACAAATTGAGAGAATTGTACCTGAGGCACTTCTTCCACGTAAAATCGAAGTAAAAGAAGTGAAATAAAAAGTCGGGGGCTCCGGCCCCCACTCATAAATATCATTAACAATGGAGAGCTAATATGGCGATTACAGACACTGAAATTAAAATTGACGAAAAGATTAAAATTGACATCTCTGAACCAAAGCGTTACAAGGTGTTATTTTTAAATGACAACAAAACACCAATTGAGTTTGTAATTGAACTTTTGATGGAAGTTTTCAAACACTCCAGAGAAAATGCTGAACAAATTACGCTAACCGTACATCACGAAGGATCTGCTGTAGTAGGTGTTTACACTTATGAGATTGCTGAACAAAAAGGTGTTGAAGCCACGCATCTTGCACGTCAGGCAGGATTTCCCTTACAAATTAAAGTGGATTCAGAATGAGCCTAAAAGAACTAACACAAGAACAACATCGTAGGGCGGAAACAAAACCATTTGTAAAAGTTTTATTTTCAGGAAACATAAATCCAAAACTCTACGCAACCTACTTAAAAAATCAACATCCGCAGTATGAAATTTTAGAAGTACATGCTATGCAGTTGGGCTTGTTAAATGGCATGCCTGAACTACGCAGAGGTCCTGCTATACTGTCTGATTTTATAGAATTGTGGGGTGTTGAGAATTTAAACGAACAACCAAAGATGTGTTCGGTAACCAATGAATATTTAAAATACATTCTTGGTATAGGAAATGATCCTAAAAAATTAATGGCACACATTTATGTACGTCACATGGGAGATCTCAGCGGCGGCCAAATGATTGCCAAGCGTGTGCCAGGCAGTGGCAAATATTATCAGTTTGGTGATGATCCAGAACGTATTAAAAATATTCTTAGAGAACGATTAGATGATAGCATGGCTGAAGAGGCCAAAGTTTGTTTTGACTTTGCCGCTAGATTGTTTGAAGAGATGATGGTGATTGCCAAAGATTATGAGTAAGGTATGGAATACACTGATAGATATACAACATCTATTGGAGGAAAACTTTGATCGCACAGGCGTGGAGACTAGTGAACCCGGAATGGATCGTTTTAACCAACCTGGGTGGGTTAATAGGGTATGGACTAGTGATCGCTATAGGCGGGCTCACGTTGACGTTGTTGATGCTCGCGAAACTAAGGGACTATGGATGATGCATTGTTGCATCTTCCCACATACACACAACCCAGCACCAATTTACGGCTTTGATGTTATCGCCGGCAAGAATAAAATTACTGGCTGTTTCCACGATTACAGCAAAGCAGGAGATCCTAATCACCCCATGATGGATTGGTTTGCAGATGAAGTTAGCAAACTAGAATGGCGTAGAGAACGTGCCCTGCCTGAATGGGCTACTAACATATTCAGCAAGAGTATGGTGGCCGCAGGTAATGTACAGGACGAAACAGAATTACAGCAGATTACAGATCTTGCTAAAACTACTATTTCACACTACTTAGAAACAGTAGCAGAAACAAACAACACAGTAGCAGACACTACATTTGAGCAAAATTACTATGCTCAAAATCAAAAGTGCAATCCGCACACTCCCCGTGTAATGGTTAGTTTAGGGCTCACTGAAGAGGACGTTAGGGTTTTTATTCAGGAATGCCTGTTCCCTGAAATTCGCTAAATACTAAACTATGAGAGCAAAAGAGTTTATTTTAATCGAATCCGAAGGCGGCATGGCTCGTCGTGCTGAAGAAGCAGGTCGCGGCAAAAGAGTAGCCTTTAAAAATGCAGACGGCAATGTCATTAATATGATTGCTTCGCAGGTATTTCCGCAAGACACAGATAAGCGAGATAATTATCAAGAACTAGTTCCTGAAATTATGGACTATGTGCAGGCCAACAATGTAGCCGTATCTAACACACTGACACTTCCTGCTGTTGGCGGATTAAGTGTTCCTGAAAAAGCAGGTGCCGCATTAGTGATGATTTTCAAAGACGAAACATCAAAAAAGAATATCGCATGGATAGCTCTTAAGCCTGCTAAAAAGCCAGGCGCATATCCAATCTTTTTACAAACTAAACAGTTTTCTGATCTAACAGGTTATGTACAATTAAGCGGTAAGGCTGGAGAAGAAGATAAAATTTCTGGTGTACAACAACGTGCTCTAACAAATTTAAAACCAGTTGGAATTATTCCAACTAACACAGAAATTGCTGTGGATGATATTTCTGTACAAGTACAAGGCACCATACAAGGACGTGAAGATTTATCTAATGAAATTAAACAACAGGTAGTACAACTATTAGACGCAGTATCGTCAGGAAGTACTAATCCTATACCGGGTGCTGGAGACTTTGCAAAGAGTTATGAAATTGATTTAGGCGAAACAGCCGCTCCAGTATCTTTAGTTAAAAAGAAATTCCTAAGTGGTGCTTGGCAACAGGCAGAAGCAGGCATGGGATTAAAATTTGAAAATGCACGAGGCATTGAATATCCTAATGATCCCGCAGAGAAACTCTACGACAGTTATTTAAAATTTGACGGCGGCGAGAAAGACATTACTATTCGTATAAGTTCTAAAGACAAAGCCGGTGGAGCCAAAGCATCTGTTTCAGGTGTGGTAGATGACATTTCTACTTACCCAGATCGTTACGAAGGTTTATTTGATCCAGCAACCAATCCTGGATTTGATAAGATGTTAGAGATTGTAGAAATCATTAAAGATCCGGATATGAAATATGTAGCGGCGAGTAGCCAATGGAAACGTAACGGATCAATTGCTGGTGCATTACAACTAGGAGTAACTGTTGGAGTTATTACTGGAGAACAGGCCGCTGAAATCTTAACTATTATCGACAGTGATCAGCCTCATGTAAGTGACGAAGAATTGGGAGACTTAAAAGGTCTGCTAGTTCATAAAGGCACAGATGATAATACTAGACCCGACTACAGAATTGGTTGGCATTTATTAGCCGCAGTAGCAACTGCCGTAGCAGATCAAGTAAACAAGAATTACAAGACTGACGCTTTCTTTAAAGCAGTTTTGGAAAGATCAAACATGTTACAGATCAAAACTTCTTTGGTCCAAAAACCTGTTAAAGACACAGAAGGTAAACAGACCAACGGCGCTTACTTCTCCAACTTTGAAGTAATTTACCCTCCTGTGTTCACAGGAACTATTCGATTGGATGCTAGTAGCAACTTCTATGCTACACGCAGACCAGTTGGCAAAATGGGTTTTGCAATTAAGTAAACCAAAACCTATTGACATTTCCGTCAACAATAATATATAATATAGTTATATGCCCCTTTAGCTCATCTGGTAGAGCAACTGATTTGTAATCAGTAGGTGGTCTGTTCGAGTCGGACAAGGGGCACCAATTTAACCGCAGGAGAAACTTATGTTTGGTTCAAGTTATACGGGTGTTGGCGTTTATCGTTCAGCAGGAGAAATCAATAGTGCAATGGGTCGCGTCTACGGACATATGAGCCTAGCAGTTATTGTATCGATGATTGTTAGTTACCTTGTAGGTACTAGCCCTGAACTGTTACAATTCTTTTTTACGGGTGTAATGAAATGGATTGTAATTTTTGCACCACTAGTTGCTATTTTTGGTATTAGTATGGTATTAGGAAATAACCCCAGCAAAGAAGTTGCTCAATTATGTTTGCATGGATTTGCGGCGTTAATGGGTTTAAGTTTTGCCACAATCTTTGCTATCTTTACCATGGGCAGTATTTTTAGTGCCTTTATGGGTGCGGCAATTTTGTTTGGTACTATGAGCTTTTATGGTTACTTTACCAAACGTAGTCTAGAAAGTCTTGGACAGTTTATGTTCATTGGATTGATTGCTATTGTTATTGCCAGCATTGTTAACATCTTTATTGGTAGTAGTGTAATGGCAACTGTTATTAGTGCATTGGCAATTATTATCTTCTTAGGATTAACTGCTTACGATACACAACAAATTCGTGAAATGGTAAGTGTTGACTCTAACCCCGCAATTGAAGTAACCGGTGCATTAACTCTTTATATGGATTTTATTAATTTGTTCATTAATTTACTACAATTATTTGGTGATAAAAAATAACTAATACTTTAGTTAACAAAAAAAGGGCTCTTCGGAGCCCTTTTTTATTATCTACTATTTTAATTATATAAGTTCAGAGTTAAATACTAATACCGAGTATCGGGAGCGAATCAAAAATGAATAAACTTATACTAAAGTCTGCCGGCATTATATTATGCACAACAGCCACTTTGGCCAACGCAGAATTAATACATAATTTTCAAAGTCCTGCCTTTATTCCTGGTAATGGTTTTAGCCAGCACGTTCTCACTATCTATCAAATGGAAGAGAACAAGAAGAAAGAAATTAAAGCAGAAGAGGCCGCTGCCATAGCCAAGGCAGAAGCAGCCGCAAAACAAACAAACTTATCTAAATTCTTAGTTAACGTAGAAGCACGTATCTACGCACAACTATCTAAACAACTAGCAGATCAAATGTTTTCCGAAGGCGGAGGAACTAGCGGATCAATGAATTTCCAAGGTACTAATATTAGTTGGGTTAAAACTGGCACAGACGTTACTCTTACTATTATAGAACCTAATGGTGGTCGTACAGAGATCACCGTACCTATAGCGAGCTTTGCATTCTAATGAAAAAACTTTTATTATCGATGTTGATTGCAACAGCACTGTCTGGGTGTGCTACCATACACATGGAAGCCTCAAAAGAAGAACCTGTGGCATTACAACCACGAGAAAATTTAATTACTAAATTACCAGATTTAGATGGACCCCCAATTACTATTGCAGTATATGGATTCCAAGATAAAACGGGACAGATGAAGCCCAATGACAAATTAGCAGTCTTTAGTAAGGCTGTGACACAAGGTGCTGAAGTATTTTTAATTAAATCACTTCAGGACTCAAAGAATTGGTTTAAGGTGGTCGAACGTGTCGGACTAGATAACCTGATTAAAGAAAGACAATTGATTCGCAACCAACGGGAAGTTTATGAAGGTAAAGATGCCAAGCCCCTTAAACCGATGACAGTTGCTGGCGTAATGATTGAAGGCGGTATTATCGGTTACGACAGTAATATACGAAGTGGCGGTAACGGTGCTAGATTTTTAGGCATCGGTGGAAGCCAACAATATCGTGTTGATGAGATTGTTATAAGTCTAAGATTAATCAGTGTAAACAGTGGCGAAATTTTAATTACTAACGCTGTCAGTAAAACTATCTATAGCACACAACACAACGTCGGTGTACTGCGTTTTGTAGACGCAGGAACTAAAGCGTTGGAGTTAGAAAATGGTCAAGCATTAAATGAACCAACAACCTATGCTGTTCGCATAGCCATTGAACAGGCTGTGTACGATATGATTACTGAAGGTCAAAAGAAAGGATTATGGAGATATAAGAAACCTGTTGTTTTAGAGGAGAAGAAAAATGAGTTGGTTCAACCACAAACCGTCGAAGTATCCAAAAGAAGCGCCGAGCCCACATCTGCCACACAGGTCGAGCCCAGCGTCGGAAAAGATAATGAAGGAATCAAAGCAGAAAGTAAGATCAAAGACCAAGGACCAGAAATAGATTCAACAGCAAAGGCAGAATTAAAACCAATAATAACTAATCAAGGATTAAAGCCCAATATAGAAACATCTGAACCACGATACTTGACTAAAGATACATTTGTATACAAAGAAGCAAATGAGAAAAGTCAGCGTACTTGGTTATTAAAGAAAGGAACACAAATGACCGTTCTTAAAGCAGAAACAGCAGATTGGTTTTTTGTACAAGACGAAGAAAAAAGGAAAGGTTTTGTGAAGGCTGACGTGCTTTCACTTCACAAACCTTAAATTGAGAGAGAGCGCGGAAGGGAATTAACTTATTAAACTTAAAATTGGGTGCATTAACAAACTTTAACTTGCACCTGGAGCGATGAAAATGAAGAAAAGAATCAAAGGCGGTGGCGAGTTGTCGAGAAAATTACTCGCAATTCTAATGGCATCTGGGATGATGTCATCGGGAGCGTTTGCAAATGACGTGTATGTAGAACAGATTGGTGATAATTCCTCTGTGTCTATTACACAGACAGGCGCAGGAAATATGGTTAACGGCAACGTTGGCGGAAGCGGCAACGTGGATGATGCGGCATTAATTAAGGGCGACCTTAATAATGTAACCATTAGCCAAATCGGTGCTGGCAACATTGTTAGCATGATTATAAACAACGAAAGTAACGGAACAGGATCCACTGTGGTAGTTTCAGCAGATGGTAGCAACAATACTCAAACTATTGGTTGCGGTACTGCATTAAGTTCAAGTTGTAATGCTAGTATTATTAGATCTGAAATAACTGGTAATAATAACAATACCGTTCAAACACTCAGCGGAGGAGTTGTACAAAGTAAAATCGCTATTAATGGAAATTACAATAACGTAACTCATACTGCATCTGGTGTAGGACAGCATTCGGGAGAGATCACCGTTAGTGGTAATGGAACAAGTCAACTTGCCAACGCAGTAACATTAACACAGAGTGGAGCACTAACTAAGAATGCAGTTATTACCAGCAACGGCTCTAGCAATAATATTTCTATTACTCAGTCCGATTAATAGCCATGCCGGCGTAGGCAAGGTTACTGAACAGACTGGTCCAACAGAAATACTAAGGGATAAAAAAAGTATCCCTTCGAGCTTAAACACAGGCGTAGAGATGAATGATACGGTTAGTACTGCGAAGGCTCGCGCAGAACTAACCTTTGAAGATAAAACTACAGTTAAACTCACAGAGCATAGTAAGATGGTAATAGATGACTTTGTCTATGATCCAAAGAAGGGTTCGGGCAAATTAGCCTTAAATATGGCGTTAGGTACTGCACGTTATGCCAGCGGACAGATCGCTAAAAATAATCCCCAGCAGGTAGCAATAAAAACACCCACTGCTAGTATTGCTGTACGAGGCACAGATTTTTCAATGACTGTGGACGAACTAGGACGTAGTTTAATTATGCTACTTCCTAGTTGTGATCCTAAAGGTGGTTGTGTTACAGGTGCAATTGAAGTCAGCAATCTAGCAGGAGTAGTATTGTTAGATGTTCCATATCAAGCAACACTGGTAAATTCATTAAGTTCCCCACCGAGTACTCCAACTGTAATTAAAATTGATCAAGCCAACATTAACAATATGTTGATTATCAGTAAGCCGCCAGAAGTACACGAAGACACACACGCAGGTATTGCTAAGAAAGAAAAAGGTCTACTAGACTTTAATGCTCTTGATGTTGACTTATTAAAGTATACAGCATTGGATACTAATAAGTTAGATGACAACAAAGCATTAGATAGAAATGACCTTAATGCTGACCTGTTAGATTTTTATGCACAAAACGAATTAGATAGGCAAAACGCTTCGTTACTTAGTGACGAATTAGACAATCCAATACTACCAGGATACAATTCTAATAAAGCAATGGGACTAAACTATTACTTTAACGATGATCAAACTAAGGTAACACTGTATAAAGCAGGTTCACATAACGCCACAGCAACATTTGACACAACAAAGAATGTAACATTTACTTTAATACAAGATGGGCAGACTATTATTCAAAATGTGAATAAAGGCTCAACTAGTACACTAACTATAACACAGAATTAACCGGTAATTTAAGTTATAATCATTACTGAGTAAATACAGTACCAGACTAACCGGGAGCGAAAACCATGCGTCTAAAACTTAATAAGGTCCTCGCGGCCTTACTACTTTCTATCGGTGCCTTATCAGCACACGCTGACATTGCTGATGGGCAATTTGGTGTTAACCAAATATTTGATGTTCAATACTATTGGAGCGGCAATACATTAAATGCTTCAAGTTTTATTGCACCGTATGACATGAACTTTACACACCCTACACTAACAACAGGGCAATATTTTAAGTTCTTTAATTCTACAACTAATCCAGGAACATACGGGTTAGGTGTGTATAATGCAGATGGCACAAGAGCAAGCATTGTACACAACACAGGAACACTACAAGCCATTGGCCCAGATGCTATTTTTTATGTAGGTAGTGGATTCTTTGGAACAGTTATTACAACTAGTGCAGGTTATTCATACGGACAGAATGGGACATTTACCAGTATGGATAGAACTGTAACTACAAGCGAAACAACCAGTTACTCATGGGCAAGTACTACACCATTAAGTTCAGGACAGACAGCAAGTTCTACACCTGCTCCAGTAACACCAACCTACACAGCAATTACTAGTGCCAATGTTGTTCAAGTTACTCCAACTAGTAACAATAGTCCAGCAGGTGAAGGCGCAACAAATGTAATCGACGGTAACTCAAGTACAAAGTATTTGAACTTTGATCGTGCTAGTGCTGGCTTTACAATCAAACTAGATCAAGGTCGTGTGATTGAAAAGTTTACAATCACAACTGCTAATGATTATTCTCCACGTGACCCTAGCAAGTTTAGTTTGTTTGGATCTAACGATGGAAAAACATGGACTACCATTGCTAATGCACAAAGCATCACATTAAGTAACAGTCGTTTTACAACATCAAGCGACATTGCTGTTACTAACACTAATGCTTATGTCTACTACTTTATTACATTTGATTCTACAAAGGCATTGGATCAATACTCTAGCGTATCATCTTGCGTAGCAGGCTATGGCGGCGGATGGTTAGGCAATGAAAATTGTAATAGCGTTCAAGTATCAGAAGTTAAGTATTATTACAACAGCGCAAGTACAGTAACAAGTAGTGATACTGGTGACGGAACAGTTGCTAACCCAGGTACTACAGGTGCGACATCAAGTTTAAATACCGCGCCAGTTATAACAACAAGTCGTGGAACTAGTGTAGTTGCTGAATCAACAGTTAACGGCACAGCAACATCTACAGATGTTGTAACAAGAGGCACACCTGTAACAGTTACAGTTGAAACAAGAGAGCGTGGCGCACAAGGTACTAAGACTTTGTCTGTAAATCAAATCTTTACAACTACAACTACAACTCCTGTAAACACTACAACTACAACAGTTACACCGTGGACACGTACAACTACTACTACAACTCCAGTAACAACTAACACTACAGTTAACGGCGTAACAACTAGTACAACCGTTGACGAAGTAGTTACAACTACTACAACTGGTAATACTACTACAACTACTTTAAACACAGTTAACGATGTACAAACAGCCGCAGTTACAAACACGTTTAATACACGCATCGACCAAATGGATTATTTGGAAAAAGCCAATACACGTATTAACATGACATTAGACAGCGATGTATTAAATCGTCATCGTGGTAACGGCGAAACTCTTTCAACTACTACTAACTTAATAGGTAATGAAGAGAAGGGCTGGACTTACATGATAATCGACGGTCAGCGTAGTAATACCAGTGACACATACAGTATGTCTACACAACGTTATGGTATTGGACACGAAAAGAAAATCAAAGGCAATTGGATTGTCGGCGCACAGTACAACTACGTTACTGGAAACTTAACAGGTGACCAGGCAGGTGGTTCAATGATTAAGAACCACGTTGGTGTTTACAGTTTGTACAACATGAATGAATGGCTATTAAAAACAGACGTAGGCTTTGCTCAAAACGATTTTAGAAACTATCATAGCATCAGAGAATTAGGCTATTCTAACAACGGTAAGACTAGTGGACAAGACTATTGGATCAACAATAGACTTTACACTCCAGAGATGAAAGGCTTCCGTCCGTTTGCTGGTGTAAGAGTTGAAAATAACAGCCGTTCGGGATTTACTGAAGCAGGTAGTAGTTTAACATCTATGACTTTTGATGGTGTTAATAAAACTAACACAGTTGGAGAAGCAGGTATACGTTATGATCACAAGGTTGCTAATAAAATTAACCTTCTAGCAGAAGTTAGCCAAACAACTACTGATATTACAACTGCTAAAATAGGCGCAAGTTTTTCTCCAAAAGAAGCGGCGACTGGTAGTGTTAACATTGTACAGCAACGTCAGAACGGTGTTGTAAACAATATGGTTCAAGCAATGTTCAAGTGGATGTTCTAAAAATCCACAGTTTAAAAAGCACCTTCGGGTGCTTTTTTTACGATAAATAATTCATGCTGAGAAAAATACTTACAAGCCCATGGACTGCACTATTAACCCTAGCGTTAGTAGTGGGCATACGTGTTGCAGATCCTTCATTTGTTGAAAATGTTCGTTTGAAATATTTTGATGAATTAATAACGGCCAAAGCGCCTACTGAAAATAATATCTATACAGTAAACATAGACGAAGATACAATAGCCAAGTATGGGCAGTATCCTTTCCCTAGAGATGTTTACGCTAAGATAATTGAAGACTTGTATAAGCGTAACGCAGGACTAGTTGTTTTTAACATACTACTGTCAGAAGAAGATAGATTTGGCAAGGATCGTGTGTTAGCAGAAATTATGAATAAGTTTCCTGTGATACTGCCAAACACTCCGGAAAATAAAAATAAGAATACTCCACGCAATCCTAGCACAGCGGTAATTAAGAATGAGTATGCTAATCAAATAACACAGTATGCTGGTATAATGGCCAACGTGCCTATGCTTGAAAGTCGTGCTGTCGGAACAGGAACTATTCATACTGATCCAGAGAATGACAACGTAGTAAGACGAATGCCTTTAGTCATTGCTGTTGACGGTGTAGTGTATCCTAGTATTGCTATGGAAGCATTACGAGTGGCCGCAGGAGATTCAACAACACAGATTAAGTTGTTTGAAGGTGGTGTTGAGAAAATGCGTATCCCTAAGTTTGGTCCTATTGCTACAGACGAAAAAGGTCGTGTATGGATTGACTGGAGTCAACGTTCTAAATCAGTGTCAGCAGTAAACTTGCCTAAAGACTTTGCCGGTGCTGTAGTTATTGTGGGCGTTGCCGCTACAGGTTTAGGTAATCCTGTTCCTAGTCCTATAGCAGGAACATGGCCTCAAGATGTTCAGGCCGCAGTATTAGGCACAATGTTTAATGGTGTAACAATTCAACGACCTGACTATGCCGGCGGCGCTGAAATTCTAGCATTAGTAGGGCTCGGCATATTATTAATTTTCCTATCGAGGTGGACTTATGTTGGCATTGGTGCTACTGTGGTTATTATTGGTGCCATCATTCCTGGTACTATCTACGCTTTCAATAATTGGCTCGTCTTGGCAGACGCGACTGCAATCACGTTTGGCCTTATTATTGTTGCTCTTCATTGTTATGGCGTTAAGTTTATAAGCGAGTTTTTACAGAAGCAGGCTATTAAGAAACAGTTCGCAGGTTATTGTTCTAAGGAAGTAGTAGAAATGCTACAAAAAGATCCAGAACTTATTAAGCGTGGTGTACGTAAAGACGTAAGTGTTATGTTCAGTGACCTACGTGGCTTTACTCCAATCGGTGAACACTATGGTGATGACGTTGCTGGCTTAGGCAAATATATGAACGGTTATATGGATGCTATTAGTCGTCCTATCATGGACAACAAAGGTATGGTTATCAAATATGTGGGTGATGCGTCAATGCACATACATGGTGCTCCTATTGAGGATCCTAATCATGCAAGAACTATTGTTGCTGTTGGTCTACAGATGTTAGATGCAGTAGACGAGTATAGCAAACTGATGGAAGCACAAGGATTACCACCAGCCGCAATGGGTTGGGGTTGTAACTCGGGCATTGGCTTCATTGGTGAAATGGGTTCAACTGATAGACACAGTTACGATATCTTAGGTGACATGGTTAGCACAGCCGCACGTTTAGAAGCACGTTGCAAAGCATACGGTGTGCTGGCCATTGTTGGAGCAGAAACATACAACAGAACCAAAGACGATTTCTTCTATTTGTTACTAGATAACTTACAACCAAAAGGCAAAACAGTAGCAGACTTAATCTATACAGTACTTAATACTAATGCCGGCGCAATGACAGAATATTTAATGGCACAAGAAACGCATAACAAAATGCACAAACTGTACCGGGCGCAGAAGTTTGATTCGGCAATTGAATTGTGCGAAGAACTTAAATCAGAATTTGATGGAAAAATGGACAAGTACTACAAGATGTGGATTGAACGTTGCGAGTTTATGAAACAACAGGATCTAGGTCCTAACTGGAACGGTGAGTTTATCGCTCACGAAAAATAATGTATACTCCAATAGATTGGTGGATTGATTATTCAGTATGGTTGATGCTACAGTTTAAATTCATGGCTCCTGCGGCCATGATATCTAATAATGATGAAATGCAGAAGTGGCTTGGCCACTTCTCATTAAACGGGATTAAGAGTTCTAATCTTTGCAAGCCCAACTAGTTCAAATAATTTAAACCACATCCAGCCAATATCAAACTCAAACCACTTGCGACTTAACTTAGGATTAGCAGGATCTAAGTGATGGTTGTTATGTAGTTCTTCACCACCGATTAGTATACCCCAAGGCATTACATTATGACTGTGGTCTTTAGTTTCACCATTGCGATATCCCCACCAGTGTCCAACACCGTTGATAAAGCCTGCGGCCCAGAACGGTATCCATATCATCTGAACACCCCACACTAGCAATCCCCATGGCCCAAAGAACAATAGATCTATGATCAGCATTAAAAGAATGCCAAGGCGATGGTGGGGTGTATAAAGTTTGCGTTCAATCCAGTCTTTAGGAGTGCCTGCTCCGTATTTTATAACCATATGAGCATCGCTACCTGCTCGATTATAAAACTTAACTCCGCCAAAGACTAATTGCCAAATACCAAATACGTGTGGGCTATGTGGATCGCCTTCTACGTCTGTATTTTGATGATGCTTACGGTGGATCGCTACCCATTGCTTAGTAGTCATGCCCGTTGTCATCCAAAGCCAAAATCGCATAAAATGACTTAGTATAGGGTGGAACTCAATTCCCCTATGTGCTTGGCATCTATGTAAGTATAAGGTAACTGACACTATTGTAATGTGCGTCATTACTAACGTTGCTATAATTTTGTCCATACAATATTTATCCGTAAAAATAGGGCTTGCGCCCTACTACTGGTTACTTATCCTACTCTACGCCACCAGCGAGGCGAGTTACTTTACAAGGTTATCCCTAAAGATTTCCCATGCTCTTTCCCAAGTCCAGCGACCACTACCTTCCCATACCTTTTGACGATTGAGCATTAGTGAGTCTTTGACTGCTTGTTTTAAGTCTTCATTCATACAACCAGTAACACCTTCATCAATTACGTCTAATGGACCTTGACATGGATAAGCCGCTACCGGTGTACCACAAGCCATTGCTTCAATCATAACAAGTCCAAATGTTTCCCAACGACTTGGAAATACAAATACATCTGCCCGACGATAATAGTCACCTAGTTCTTGGCCACGTTTGGCTCCTACAAACTCAACAGCAGGATATTTTTCTTTGTATTCTTCTAACATAGGACCATCGCCTACCATAATCTTATGTGCGCCTGGATAGTCTAATTGGAAGAATTCTTCCAAATTCTTTTCTTTAGATACACGACTAACGCATACAAGAGTAAGCCTATTGCTGTTGTTGCGCTCACCAGGATAAAATATATCACGATTAACTCCACGAGTCCACGGTATAACATTTCCATCAAATCCATGATCCTGTAACTCCTTAACCATTGTGTCAGTTGTGGTCAGCACTTTACCGCTGTGCTTGTGGAACCAGCGTACTAAAGGCCAAGTAAGGCTCTCAGGGATTCCAAATAAGGCTCTAAGTCCTTCTGGAAACTTAGTATGATAAGCAGTATTGTAGCGATAACCGTGTTTGTCAAGATATTGTCTAACACACAGACCCACAGGACCCTCTGTGGCGATGTGGATATAATCCGGATTGATCTCCTCAAGTATCTTGCCCACCTTCCTGGGAAAGGCAATCTTGACTTCGTTGTAGCCAGGGCAATCAACATAGCGGAACCTCCCGGGATCAAGATATACAACACGATAGTTGTCCCGAATCGCACACGCCTCAATATTTTTATAGGTCGTAACCACACCATTGATCTGCTCCGGTAAATTGTCTGTAACGATTAAAATTGTTTTTTGCATTCGCTTACCACCTTAAAACTTTCAAATTTTAACCAACTAGATATAGTTGATCGTGCTCTTTCGCATTCAATCTGTGTCGGAAATTCCAGTGTCACTCTTCCCGGATTGTCCTTTGGATCGTTTACGTGTATCGCTAGTATTATTAACAACCACATTGTCGCTCTCCTTAGTCCAAGTTATTATTTCCCACCGACCATCGTGATGCTCTACAAGTGCTGTACAACTTTCAACCCAGTCGCCGTCATTCATATAAACAATGCCATCTATCTCTTTAATTTCTGCGTGATGTATGTGTCCACAGATAACCCCATCAAAGCCACGTTTCTTACAGTAAGCCACTAGATTCTTTTCAAATTGAAATATAAAGTCTACTGCCTTTTTAACTCTGCCTTTGAGGTACTGACTAAGACTCCAATACCCGAATCCCATGCGATGACGTAGCCAATTAAACTTGCTGTTAAGGCCAAGAATAAAGTCATAGGCCTTATCGCCTAAAAACGCAATCCAAGGTGCCAGTCTAGTGATGCCATCGAACAAGTCGCCGTGTGTGACTAGATAGTGTTTGGTATCTACACCTATGTGTTCTATTTGATTTACAATTTCAATGTTGCCAAAGTTAATACCATAGGGCATTAAGGGTCTTAAGAATTCATCGTGATTACCTGCTACGTAGATTACTCGTGTGCCACGTTTAGCGTGTCCAAGTATACGTCTTACAACGTTGGTGTGTGATTGTTTCCAACGCCATTTGTTTTGTTGTATGCGCCATACATCTAGTATGTCCCCTACCATGTAGAGTGTTTCGCATGTATTGTGTTTTAGGAAGTTATTGAGTTTGTCTGCCTGACTATCCCTAGTCCCTAAGTGTACATCAGATATAAAAATAGAGCGATAAGTCTTTTGCATAGCAATATTTATCGCTCTAGAGTGTGTGTAATGTTACAGTTGTGTTAAATCTGCACCAGCGTCCATTTTGTTGTAAATGGTTTGCCTTCGGCCTTGTGTTTCAGTATCTTAGCGAACTCTTTTTTACGTAGTTCGGAAACCGTTTCTGTATCATGGTCGACGCAAGCCCTGTACAGTTTAGGTAATAACTTTTTCTGTTTCATGGTTGTGTCCTCCTGACAAGTATTTATTTTATGAGCTTCCGCCTTTGGCTTCTTTATCGTCTGGCTCGTCGTGCTTGTTAATTTCTTTTTCTGCCTCAACACGTTCGTATTCAATTGTCTTACCACGCAAGTGTAACACAGTATTAACCTTTTGATTTAAGCGAATCAAGTCATTGTCCAGCATACGAATGCGATCTATTAGTGCAATAAGAACTGTGTTAGCATCACTGATCACAGGCTTGACTTCTTTTGTTGCCCACTCCCAAACGTACTTAATAATAAAGCCCATCCCAACTGCCATGACAATTGGGAATCCATATTTGTTAACTAACTCTACGACATCCATTTTATCTTCCTATGTAAATGTATTTCTGTTCTTTCTTGTTAGGATCTCTCGGTAGCAGTCCATCACCGTATTGTGGATATTTTTGTTGCCTATCATATGCTACATACATAAACATACCGCCTGTAACAAAAATTATTATGATAACTGCAACACCTACTACAAATTCATCTCTTATTCTTTTTAATCTTGCCTGACGTCTTTTTTCTATAACTGCCTGACGTTGCATTTGTTGAGTAATAAGAATACTTTGTTCTTTACCCATCTGCTTCATCATTGCTTCAACTTCTGTATACAAGGCTCCTAGTTCAGGAGGACTTTGATATACCATTAACTCACGTAAGTCTACACTCATTTGTTCTAATTGCTTTTTCATTAGCACACGTTGTAGAGCACGTTTACCTAAACTAGCATCTCCAGTATATACTTCTGTCTTAGCACGGCGTTCTTCTTCTTTAAATATTGCTAGACATTTGTAAAAGTTATCATAGTATGTACCTAGATGCTCGCCTATCTCTGTGTAAATGCCTGTTGTTTCACCTGCGTTTGCTTTTTTATTTAACTCTACTACACGAGCTTTTTCTTCCTGTAATTGCTTTTTTGCTTCCGGTGGTACAGGTTTTCCATCGTACATCTTGTGGAACTGACTGTCAAGATCTTTAAGTACTTCCTTGACTTCTCCTGCCGCACCCTTTATGTCCTTGTATAGTTTACATCCTGCCTTGACGGCAGAGACTGCACCATTAGCAAGAGCAAATAGGGTTACAGGATCCACACATTTTCCTTATCTTACCCAATACCAAATAGCACCTGGATGGTTGCCGCCTTCAATATTACTCATCCACGGCGCAGGATACCAACCTTCACTGGTAATAATTGTTCCCCACCAGCCGCCACGGAATCCATCTGTGGTCAACCAACCATTGTTAATACCAATACCTACCCAAGGCATACGTGCTTCTAGACCTTCACTGTCATAAGTCCAAGTCTTACCATTGAGTCCAAAACGTGCTAGTTCTGTAATGTTCTTGCGCCATCCCTCTGTGCCCAAGCCTGGGTCACCTAAATTAACATCTTCAAGAGTTTGTATAAACGAGTATGCTTCGTTAGCAGTCCAAGCACCACCTAGTGATCCGTGCTCGTGAGCAGTAAGCATATAATCAAATCCTGACTCACTACGTTTAATCTTGTCAGCCCAACTTAAAATACTGTAGTTATAGTCTGCTGATTGCACATCGTAACCAACTAACTGTGCGGGAGGTGTTGTAGCATTAAGACTATACACTTGCTCTGGAGTCCATGTACCGCCTGAGTTCTGTACAACCAATGTCCAGCCACCGCCTACGGTAGTCATGTCACAGTAAACTTGTACAGGGTCGCCATTGTTGAAATCGTCATTACGAATCCAATATAAACCATCTTCACTGTCTGGATAGTCTTGTTTGATCTGCCAAGCACTGGTGCTGTATTCTTCTCTGGTCTTGCCGTTAGGTACACCTAATGCTTTATTACGTGCTATAAGTTCTGCCCGTTCACGTGCTAGGATGGCCAGCTCAGTTGTTCGAAGCGAAGCAGTTAATGTTGCTCGATCACTTATAGTCAGTGTGTCATAATAGTTTAATATAGTTTCTTGATTCACAATTTCTTCCTCTTGTTCAACAACTGGGTCGGGAGTTATAACTTCAACAGCAGGTTCAACAACAACAACATCTTCTGTTATTTTGTTACTACGATAATCCACTAACGGTACTAATAGTGTTTGTCCGTTAACATATATGTTTTTCCACCGATCTGTATAGCCCTTACCATCCCATATGAATATAGTAGCCATTGTGTTATTATGTCCTTAGGCAATTAAGCCGACTACTAGACCTATAGCAAAGCCAATTGCCAAGGCTTTATACATATCTCGATCATGCCATACTGGTTGTTTTTTTAAATATTCTTTTGTGTGATCTGGCAGGCTATCATACCATGCTTGAAATTTACTCATCGCAATTCACCCTATGTCCTTTTGAAAACTGTTCCACTGGATCTAATTTAACTAACATAGCACGGCCGTCAACATTAGTGACTTTAAAACAGTCTCCATGTTTCCATCCTAGTTTATCTATGTCGAGCTCAGGGTCGAATGTAATACCCCAAGGTTCTAAATCCCAATCGTAATCGTAATGTCTCATCTGATCACTTCTTCTTTAAGTAAAACATTAAGTCTGTTAGCACAGTTTCTTATATCATCACTGAGATTACCTTGACCAATTTCTTGTTCAATTAATCTAGCAATATCGTGTAGTTTAATTACACCGTCTAATAAATTAAATTTAGTCTCTTCTAGCATCGTTTTTTCCATCTGCTCTGGCAATGCGATCTACGTCAGGGCGTAATCCTAATGCGTTACTAACAATAGTATCAATACGTACAACATCGTGATTCATAGTTTTTACACGATTATCCAATGCTGTAATAATACCAGCCATTCCTTTAATACTACCTAAAACACCCTGTAACAACAACTTAATGGTTAGATAAACAAAATATCCACCCGCCAAAGCCGCTGCCACTGGCATACCCAAATCACCAATTATTTTGAAAATATCGCCCATTTTTACGCTCCCGCTCTTAATATCAATATTTATGTGAGTAGATAAGTATTTGACAGGTTAAATACAAGAGTGTTATAATCGTAGCACTTAATGAAACAAGGAATCATGTCACAAACCCACGTTCAAAAATTTGAAGCATCAATGTTCGAATATTGCTCTACACAGGCGGAAAGAGCATACAAATTAATAGAAGACGGAGAAACCGATATAGGCTTAGAAAAACTAGGACATTTGGCTGATGTATTACAAATGCTGGTAAGTTCTAAAAATACTGCCGGCACTACTAACATTAATATGTTTGCACAAGAAGTTAAAGAGTTTTCAGAAGAAGACAAGGACGTAATTTATACTCATTTTCAAGAAAATGGTTTTGGACAATACATACCGGAGTGATAATGAAAAAAATTGACGAATTTGATGCAGACCAAAGAATAGATCTACGTTTACTAGAAAACTCTATTCATTATTTGAATGGAGAAATCAACGAGGATTCTATCAGTGCTGTAATCAAATGGATACTATATGAAAATCTCGACACTGCCAAAGCCAAGGCTCTTACTTTGTATATCAATTCTACAGGCGGAGATCTATATCAGGCATTTGCATTAATTGATATTATGCGTAGCAGTCCTCACGTGGTTAGAACTATTGCTGTCGGCTCTTGTATGAGTGCGGCATTTTTAATATTTGCCTGCGGAGACAAAGGTGAAAGATATGCGTCTAAAAATACAAGTTTCATGTGTCACCAATTTACAGAAACCATGGAAGACAAGTATCATGATCTCAAAGCCACAATGAAAGAAAACGATCTTTGTAACCAACGTATGATTGATATTTTGAAAGACGCCACAGGATTGGCTCCTAGCAGAATCAAATCAAAATTACTACCAGCCAGTGATGTATATCTTACAGCACAGGAAGTGGTTGACTTTAATGTAGCAGATCAAGTAATATAACACTATGGCACAACATACTGATTATTGGAGTTGCAGTAAATTTGCAGACTGGCTCCGAGGCACTAATAAACTCAAAATGGGTACTAGCGAAGAATGGAACGACTGGGAAGAAAAGGCCAAGTCAGCGCATCCTATTCGTTGGTGGATAGCCGAAGAAGGTCTTAGTTACCTTCAGGATTTCGTTACTTGGCCTGTAAGGAAAGTTTATGATATCAAGTACTATATTAATAATCGTTGGATTAGTCGCACTCATAGTCTTACTGCTCATGTTCGTGACATTCGTCCTGGCGCTTGGTGCGATGTTGGGAATAGATTCCTTCCATGTCTTTTTAACGAACTTGTTGACTTCGTTGAAATCGAACTTGCGTGGTGGCACCTAGCATGGAGTCCAGAAGAACGTCCTAAGTACAACATGCCATGGCATGCAGTAGGTTGGTGGCGTATCCGCACATGGCGTTGTCCACAAGCAGGTCTCGATAATTTAGAATGGCAACGTAACCTTCGTTGGAAGGAAGATGAAGTTGGTACAGATTCTAAAGACTTAGGACAACTAACCCATCAAGCCATTAAGGCACAAGAGATTCTAGACTTGTACACATGGTGGACCGTTACCTATCGTAATCGTCCTGATCCATATGAAGCAAGTGGCTGGACTGCTTACTGTGAAGCAAGCCGTGAAGCCAATGGTGGCAAACTAAGTTGGAGAAGCGACAAGTCTCCTGAACTTCGTAAGATGAGCGACAAAGCACATAAACTACTTCGTAAGATCGAAGCAGAATATGAAAAGGAAGACGAACAAATGATGATTCGCTTAATCAAAGTTCGCCATGGTCTTTGGACCTAATGAATACATAATAATAACACAAGGAGAAACATTATGGCAACAAACAGACTTACAGACTTTCAAAAGATTGTAGAATCAATGGAAACAGATTTTGAAAAGTTCTATGACAAAGGAGTCAATGCCGCAGGTACTCGTGTTCGTAAACATTTACAAGAGTTAGCCAAACTTTGTAAAGAAGTACGCAACGATGTAACAGCAGTTAAAAATACTCGTAAAGAAGCCGCAGGTAAGTAATGGACAAAAAAGAGATGAAAAGAGATGTGGCAACATTTTCACACATGCTCAAAGAATTAATGAATGAACCAACTCCTGATGTATTAGTTACATTAGACAGAGACATTCAACATTTTATATATGGACGTACTGCGGTATTGGTTAAACACAACGAAGGTAAACCAATTGGCACAGTTGCAGATATCGCCGCAGTAGTTGGAGCGGCTTTTGCAGATGTATTAAAAGAGTTTACCAAAGGTCGCGTTCAGGAAGATGAATTAGATAAACTTGTACAAACTGCAAGAGCAAATCTACTCAGCGGGTTTGAAGCAAGAGTACCTAAACCAGAACCTAAGGCCACTCAAGAAGAATCAGCAAAAGAGGAAGTTACAGAATGATTCCAGCATACAGTGAAGAAGTAAAGATTCAAGTACACGAGAAAGACTCTAGTCTTCTTCCGCTGGAGCAACAAATGCGACAACTTCAAGAACAGGTTCGACTATTACAAGAAAGCGTTGAGTATATAAATCGAGAACGCAGTCGTTTAAAAAGCGAAGTTGATCAACTGAGAAATGCATTGAATAGGGGAAACTATGGATCGTGAAAAAATTCAACACCACATTAAGCATTTACAAAAGAAGCATGACGACTTGGATAGGTTAATTCAAGAAGAATTTAATCGATACCAAGACGACAAAGCAGTAAGTCATCTTAAAAAAGAAAAATTACATCTTAGAGATGAAATTGAAAAGTTTAAGAAGGACTTAGAACTATTATGAGTTGGATGTTTTGGATTGTTATTGCGGTAGTTGTGGGATTCGCCATATGGTGGATCGCCGACTGGCACGATAAATTTCCAGACGGCGACTGATAAGCCAAAGCAAACATAAAAAAGAAAGGCACACAATGGCAAATTATAATGATTTATTAAACTGGGTAGACATAAACAAATTCTCAAAGGCATGTCATAACATCTGTCACCAGACAGTGTTAAATGAATCCACAAATAGAATGATGAAAGAAAAATTCATCATTGGCGCAATGAAATTATCCAATCATGCAAACAACATTGACTGGACTGATGAACGCGATTACGATATAAAATTCACAACATGGACAGACGGTGAGGTAGAAGTTAAGACAGGAAACGAACCAATGTTTTCTGCTAAGACTGGCAAACCTAAAAAACAAATTAGTCTTAAATTAAAAAACGTTTACGAAAGTAAAAATCAACGAACAACCCTAGACAAAGATTTTGATCATTTAATGATTGTTCAAATCAAAGGAAAATTTGCTGTAGCATTTGTTGACTATGCTACAGTTAAAGCGAACCTAAAACAACTCACAGATGGGTTCTTAGTTAAACTAACACACGATCAAATAAATATTGTTTACGAACAAGATATGAGAAAAGAACCAACGTCTTGGACTATCGACCTAGACCCAAAAACATGGGTTATGTCACAGTTAGTCAAGGCGGGGGTTTAACACACAGACAGAAAACATTTTTAACAACAAGGAAAAAAGTAATAATGGCAACAGGAAAAGTAAAATGGTTCAATGACGCTAAAGGTTTTGGTTTCATTACACCGGACGGCGGCGGCAATGACTTATTTGCTCATTTCTCTCAAATTCAGACGGGTGGTTTCAAAACACTCCAAGAAGGTCAGAGTGTAAGATTTGATATCACTATGGGTCAAAAAGGTGAGCAGGCTAGTAATATTCAGCCCACCTAAGGTATTGTTGTAATCCCTTCAAAGCGAAGGACTCTTGGACGCGGGTTCGAAACCCGCCAGGTCCACCATAAGGATTTAATGGAAAAGAAGTTTAAACCAATTAGCAAAGAAGAATGGATCGAAATGATCGAGATATCTTTGATATGCGGTTGTTTAACAACTTGGATCATATACTGGTATAGATTTACTAACTAGTATCTTTATGATGGGCCTGATTTGGATTCGACAGGGGTAGATAGTAGAGACGGCAACACGGTAGGCGATGACCGTAAATCAAGCAAAACTAGTAAATGCAAACGCATCTACATTCGAGTACTTCACTGTTGAAGGCTTCACAGCCGACAAGGGTCTAGTAGCAGCCTAAGAAACTGCAACTCCGGGGTAGGACTTACCTTGTAACCAAAACAACCAAAAGGCTCTTCGGAGCCTTTTCTTTTGGACAAATTGCTGTCAATGACTCCAAAATTTGAAACCATCGAGTGTTGACATAATCAAAAAGCGGTGTTATACTAATGACATACAGTAAACAACTAGGCATAGAAAGGCTATAGATGATTATCAACACAGCACCACAAAACGAAGCAATTTTGAGCAACGTTGGTGAAATTGGCGAATTTCGTATTCGTAACTCTGCTAAGGCATTTAACATTTTGAGCTCGGGCTTGTATGCTAACAAGATCCGTGCTATCATCCGTGAACTCTCATGTAACGCAGTTGACAGCCATACTGCCGCTGGTAAACAAGATACACCATTTGATGTACACTTACCTAACCAATTAGAACCGTGGTTCGCTATTCGCGACTATGGTACCGGTTTGAATCATGAGCAGGTCACAAACATCTATACAACTTACTTTGAAAGTACTAAGACCAACAGTAACGACTTTATTGGTGCGTTAGGTTTGGGTTCAAAGAGTCCGTTTAGTTACACTGATAACTTTACAGTAACCGCAATCAAAGACGGTGTTAAAGGCATCTACTCTGCTTTCATTAATGATGCAGGTGTACCTAGTATTGCCAAGATGGGTGAAGAGCAAACTGCTGAACCTGCAGGTGTAGAGATTAAATTCTCAGTAAGTGACCGTTATGACTTTAGTAAGTTCCAAGACGAGGCACGCTCTGTCTACACTTATTTTAAATTACGTCCGGTTGTCAGTGGTGTCAGTGATTTCCGTTTCCGTGATGTAGAATATGATGCCAAGGATATCATTCCTGGTGTTCACTCATACACAGATGGACATCGTCGTGCCGTTGCCATCATGGGTAATATTGCCTATCCTATTGATGTTCCTAACACAGAACAAGCCATGGGAGAATTACGCCTGTTGTTGAACTGTGGTTTGGAAATGCACTTTGCTATTGGCGAGTTAGACTTCCAAGCAAGTCGTGAAGGTTTGTCTTACATTCCGCAGACTGTTGATGCTATCAAACGTAAGTTAGAGGCAGTAAATAATCAGTTGGCTATTCATATTGCCAAAGAAGCAGATGCTATCCCTAACTTATGGGACCGTGCTATGTTCTTGTACAAGAAGTCTAACACAGGTCTGTGGAGTTCGGCAGTTAAGAAATATGTGGCTGACACTAAGTTAGAAACATACGATGACAGTCGTTACGGTGGTACTAAAACTTTCAAGTTGACTATTGAGGACTTGGCTAAAAAGTACAACATCACCATTCGCGGATTTAACTATGCCAAGCATACCAAGGCTTATCCTAACCGTAAGTCTGATATTGAGTATGTTAAGAAAGCCGACGGCAGTCATGACCACATTTCGTATTGGGGTATCACTGTTGAAGAACGAATTGCGTTCGTTATTAACGATACTAATGTTGGTGCCCTTGAACGTGCTAAGTTTCACTACCGTACTACTAAGCCAGACAATAGTGCCACAGTATTTGTTCTTGATAAAATTGACAAGATCAAGCCTATGAACACCAAAGCGTTCTTTAAGGCTATTTGCAATCCGCCAGCAGAACGTATTTCACAGGCAAGTGCATTAGAAAAGAAAGAACGTGCTGACAGCGGTTTGGGTAAGAACGTTACTATCTTGTGTTTGCAAGAACGTGGCAGTGGTGGTTACTATCGTCAACGTGAAATGGTTTGGCGCGATGCTGGCAAGGCTGATTCATTTGACGATGCTCAAACTTACTACTACTTGCCGTTAAGTGGCTTTGAAGTTCAAAGCAAGCACGGTATGGCTGATGTTAAACAGTTCTACAATGACTTGAAGGACTGCGGTTTAACTGGTTTGAAGACTACTATCTACGGTGTGCGTAAGGGTGACATTGAGTTTATCAAAACTCAAAAGAACTGGATCAACATCGAGGATCATATTGTTAGTGTTTTGAGCAAGCCGATTGACAATAAACTTGTAATGAGTTTGGTATTGCAGGCTGTTGACAATTTTAACTTGCTCAGTTATACTAGCAATATCGTGAACGCTGTCACTAATCCAAACAGTCCTTATGTTAAATTGGTTAGCCAATTCGAGGGGTTTGAAAAGATTAAGTATAGCGATTTGAGTTTAAAGCGTCTGTGCAATCGTTATGCTCCTGGTGTAACTTTTAGTCCAGAAGCACAAGTGCAAAAGTTTACTGATGAATGTGCAACCATTAGTAAGCGTTATCCGTTGTTGGCCTACTTGCGTAGTGCTCCTAACACAGAAGTTGCCGAGTACGTTAATTTAATTGACACACAGAAAGGTGTTTAAGATGACATTTCCATATTTGATTCAAGGCAAAAACATTGTTGTTGTAATTAACAACAATCCACATACAATTACTTCTACTCATATTGCCTATGAGAAAGTCAAAGAAGCAATTAAGACCGGCGACTGGGACACAGTACAAGACGTAATTGAGCCAAAGAAAATTGTGCTCGAATATGGTGCTGGTAACATCGCTATCCAAGGAGACAAGTTCTACTGGAAGGGACAAGAGTTCCACAACACATTGGCTGATAGAATTATTTCTATGTACCAAGATGGTTTTCCAATTGAGCCTATGGTTCAGTTTATGGAGAACTTGATGAGCAACCCTAGCCATCGTGCTGTGACAGAACTGTACAAGTTTTTGGAAAAGGGCAATTTGCCAATTACCAATGACGGTCACTTTTTGGCATACAAGAAAGTTCGCAAGGACTACAAGGATTGCCATACTGGTACAATGGATAACAGCATTGGACAGATTGTTGAAATGGAACGTAACCAAGTCGACGACAAAGCAGAAAACACTTGCAGTTCCGGTCTGCACTTCTGCTCACGTGAGTACTTGGACCACTTCGGTGGCGAACGTACAGTAATCCTTAAGATCAATCCACGTGATGTTGTAAGCATTCCTACTGACTACAATGCGTCTAAGGGTCGTGCTTGCCGCTACGAAGTGATTGGTGAATTGGGTGTACATCCAGACGATGCTTTCAAAGCACCTGTCCAAGATGAAGCCTACACACAAGAGCAGTTGGATGCCGCTGTTAAGGCCGCAGTTGATGCCGCTCTTAAGGTAACACAATAATTAGACTGTGTCTAGTATGAAGTTATTTGGCCGTACTAGCGGATACTACCTATTCTGGACAGGCTTTGTCTACTTTTGGGTAGGTATGTATCTTGCATTCACACAATATGCCCGTCCAGAATTTGCTACACTAGGATTTGTACTGGCTCTTAGTGTACCTCTTTGGTGCCCGCCAGTTGCTCGTCATTTTAACATGGAGCCTTTGATGTTCAATTTGTTTAAGAGAAATAAAATGCCAAAAAATGTAGTACCGTTTCCTGCCCCTCAAGCAGTTCCAAAGATCGAACCTCCTAAGGAACCAGAAAAGCCTGCGACTACATATTATCGTTTAGGTATTACCAGTAACAGTCGTGTTAGTTTCCAAATGGGTTACAGCGAAATTACTATGAACGCAGACGGTGTTGATAACATGATTCGTCAGTTAGAACTGTTTCGTGACCAAATTAAAGAATATGAAGAACAGGATAAAGCATAATAAGAAATATTAGTAGTTTGGAGTAAAAATATTTGACACTATGGTTACTACTACTATATAATAACACAATGACACACAGTAGTCATTTTATAAAGGAAATATAAATGAAAAAAATTGCATTAGCAACTCTATTAGCCTTAGCAGTCGGTTCTGCTTCTGCTGTTGAACTCGGCGTTACTACACAGCGCGATTATAGCCAAACTCCAAATCGTAACGGTTTTGGTATCACTCTAGGTGAAAAATTTGGTAAGACCAGCGTTACCGGCGGATTTGAGCGTTATACTCAAAACGCAAACGATACTAATCGTTATTCAGTAGTAGGCGGTTATGATGTTGCCAAGTTTGGCAATGTCACAATCACTCCAAAGATTGGTGTTGCTTATATTGATCCAACCACTACCAGCAATGGCTGGCAAGGTTCGGTAGGTGTTGGTGCTAGTTATGCCGTAACTAAGAACGTTGCACTAACAGCAGACTATCGTTATCAAACAGCTCTACAAACTCGTGTAGATAATTTTAACGGTAACGTAATCAGCGCAGGCGTTAAAGTAGGATTTTAATTTTAAATTAGACTATAAAAGGGCCTTTGGGCCCTTTTGTTATTAATTTTTTCAATAAGCGTTATAGAAATAATTATTGAAAAAATCAATTAAAACGCTTGATTAATAGGATATATAAATGTACAATAAGTTATCAGTGTAAACACTGAAGTTAGTTTTCAAACACACACAAGGAGAATGATATGAAAACAGTTGGTGATAAATTAGAAAAATTTGTAGTCACTGGTGTTAAGCCAGGACAACCAGAAGATGCTTTCTTTGACATTACAGATGAAAGTTTTGCTGGCAAGTGGAAAGTAATCGTTTACTATCCAAAGGACTTTACATTCGTTTGTCCTACAGAGATTGTTGCCTATGACAAACTAGCAGGCGACTTTGCTGACCGTGATGCAGTATTGCTAACAGGTAGCACAGACAATGAGTTCTGTAAAGTAGCATGGCAGAAGGCACACTCAGATCTACAAAAGATCACACATACACAATTTGCAGACACACAGCGTTACAATCCAGACACAGGCGACAACTTGAGTTTGATTGAGCAACTTGGTGTATTCTATGCGCCAGCAGGTGCCGCACTTCGCGCAACATTCATTGTTGACCCAGAAAACGTTATCCAACACGTAACTGTAAACAACTTGAATGTTGGTCGTAGCCCAGAAGAAACACTTCGTGTATTGGATGCGCTACAAACTGGCGAACTATGTGCATGTAACCGCTCAGTTGGTGGCGAAACATTATAATAGGATCTATCATGCTAGAATGTTTGATCCTAGGCGATAGCCTAGCAGTAGGAGTTGGACAGGTACGCACCGAGTGTGCTACCTATGCTAAGTCTGGTATTAACAGTTATGATTATGTAAATCGTCATATACTGAATACCGGCGGCAATAATCAAGCCAAAACTATTATTATCAGTCTAGGATCAAACGATCTCAAGAATATCAATACTTTTGAAGAACTTGATACCCTTAGACAATTAGTAAAAGCAGATAGAGTATATTGGATTGTTCCTGCTATTAAAAAAGATAAACAGGAAGCCGTTTGGGCAGTGGCAAACAAGTATCATGATCACGTGATAAATGCTCGAAATCATGATCTGAGCCCAGACGGTGTACATCCAACATATAAAGGTTACAAGTCAATTTCAAATCAAACTAAAGGAAATTAAGATGACACAATGGGTTGATCAATTAAAAGAAGGCTTGCCAGAATACGCCAAGGACACAAAACTAAATCTGGATGCAGTAATCAAACGTAGTACACTACCTGTGGAAGAAGCCGAAGGCTGTGCGTTGGCCGCGGCTATGAGCACAGGCAACGGCAAGTTGATTAGTTTCATTATGAGCAACATCGCAGACGAAAAAGAACGCGATGCGGCTATGACCGCAGGATCATTGATGGCACAGAACAACGTATGGTATCCCTATGTTGAAATGGTAGGCGGCGACCTCGAAGGCATTCCGCCACAGTTACGCATGAATGCTATTGCCAGTCACGGTGGAACTACTAAGGCACGTTTTGAATCGTACAGTCTTGCCGCAAGTATTGTTGGCAAGTGTCACTTCTGCGTTAAGGCACACTACGACACATTGAAGAAAGAAGGTTACTCAGTTGACCAACTTCGTGACATTGGTCGCATTGCCTCTGTTATCAACAGTCTAGCAAAAGTATTGAACGGTTAACAAGATGTGGCGTTTTCGCCACATTCTCTGCCACTATTTCTTGACAAGACTAAATAAAATTAGTATATTATATACGATGTTGTTAGTTCAGTAATTTCACCAAAGTAGAAAAAAAGAGTTGACAAAGGTGTAGCAAGGCGCTACAATAAGAACAAGTTAGCAATTCCGCTAGCAAATTTAAAAAGGTTTAAGAAGAAGCAAAATGCAAACAGTATCATTACATAGACAATGTAAATCAATAGCCCAGTTGGGAGGCTTTATGCCCTCTTATTGGCTAACGATTAATAGTCTAACAAATGATCGTTTACCAGAGATTACCAGGGTCCGGGAGGGCTGGGATGGTTAAGTAACAAACTTAATACATTTCAAAACTTCAAGGACCCTAGGATTAAAACCCTGGGGTTTTTTGTTTTTAGAAAAGGAAAAATGGAAAAGATAGATTACTCAAAATTAAATGAACGTATTGTTGAACAGGCTTATGAAAATGTTCTCACTAAAGAGCAGTTTCAAAAACTTATTCAAGATAAGTTTGAACGTGCTAAAGTATACCAAGAGTCGATGCGTAAAAGTCCGACTTACAGTGTAAATTAGTACAAAGTGTGTAAGGGAAACGAGGTCCCAGTCTGCACTTAAAACATGGACGAACGGGCGGCCTGTAGGATGGAGCACTTCTTGTAGTGTGAAAAATTACAGCGTATTAAAGCATTCTATAGGGACGGCTACACTCATAGCGTAGTAAGGCATAGCCTGCGTTGTTAGAATGTTTTAATACACACATTCTTTATGAGCGGACATAGTCTGCTTATGGACTAGGGCTTCCTGGTCATGAGTGTGTTTTGGATCGTATTCCCTACGGCGGACTGTAAATCCGTTGCCATTAATATGTAGGGTGGCGGCAGTTAGGTTCGATTCCTTTACGGTCCACCAAATTTTATCGCTATAGTATAATGGATAATACACTACG